GGAATACATTGCGCTGGAAACAAAGATTGTGAAACTCGCATTGGGGTTGCAATTATGTATTCTGATGTCAAGGAAGCCGTTGAGAAACTCAAGAGTAAAAAAGACATGTTGGAAGTCTTTTCAGCTTCTGTCTTAAAATCTGAGTCTTTATGTCTCCCTGGCTTAAAATCACCATTTAGATTTGAACATTTGCCTTATATCAATTACTTAGGTTCCACGGGAAAGCCCGTTTTTATGAACAACAGGAGTAATATCGTTAAGTCGAGCTTATATGGTTCGCTTGATGCAATATTTGACACAATTGACTTCAAACCCGATGAACATTTTGTGGTGCCCACTTTGAAACCCCGATTGGTTGAAGGAGAATATATTTCACCTTGGAACCTTTCACTCAAGAAGGTCAATCAAACATCTCCACCACTAAACATGAGAATTGTTGACCGAATTGTAAAAGAGTATTCAGAACGGATTATATCTATGATTAAAGCTAAACATGGCGATGATTATAGTCTAGCTCCTTTGGATATTCAAACAGCAGTTAACGGTCACGAACATGATGCTTATCTCCGCAGAATTAATGCTTCCACTTCTGGCGGTTATGGTTATGGTGCTAAAAATCCCCATATTCCCATTGTTCACGAAGAAGATAATATTCGCGAAGCTACCCATGAACTTAAAACACGTATCAATGAAATACTTGAAACGTATGAGAATGGAGATTCTGCAAATTTTATTTATGGGACATCACTTAAAGATGAACCTAGAGAAGCAAAAAAGAATGCCATTGGTAAGATTCGTGTTTTTTACATGACTTCCCTTGACAATCTTATTGTCAGTCGAATGTTCCTTGCTCCTTTTTATACTATGATGGTTGAAGATGGTGAGATCTTTCGCACTTCTGTCGGTACGAACATGCATTCAGATGCAGATGCCATTTATGAGCAAATGAAAGCCTTTTCTGATGATATCATTGAAGGAGATTATTCTGATTTTGACGTGAACAATCCATTTGGGATCGGTCATGCAGCAGCAAGCGTCATACTTAGAGTATTAAGAGCTTTTGGATACAACACCAAGGCTTTGAATATGACAGAAGGTATTTTGTCTGATGCACTATTTACTTTAGTACATATGAATTGTGACATCTTTTCTAAACCTGGGCTTCAACCTAGTGGGAAATATGGCACCGCAGAAGATAATTCATTGAGAGCTGTGCTCATGCAGATGTACATTTATTATACAATACCTGCATTAAAGGAGACTAGTTTTTTCGAAGAAACAATGCTCTTAACCTATGGTGATGATTTTCTCAATGGGCTGTCCAAATTGACAGCAAAACATTTGAACAATTTCGTCTATAGAGATAAATGTCTCGAACATTTTAATATGAAAGTCACTCCTGCTTCAAAAGCTGGGGTTATGACAAAATTCGTTACTCGAGATGACATGTCATATCTGAGAAGAACTTGGGTTTGGGACCCTGTTCATGAGGTGCACAACGCCAAATTGAATATGAATTCTATTTATAAATCATTACAGTGGACTGCACCTTCACAGGTAGAATCTGTGGCTGATCAAGAGTTATCTACGATTAGATCCGCATTATGGGAGCTATTTTTCCATTTAGACAGAGATACACATCACAAGTTCAGAAATTTGTTAGTGGAGGCCTATTGTCGCGCACATGGGGTTCCAATTGGTGGCGTGTTACAAGATTTGCCTACTTGGACTAATATTGAATCTAAATTATTCCCTGAATTTCAATCCGAAAGTGGGGAGGTTAGAGCCAAGGCTACTGACATGTTGAATGCTCTGGAGCTTGAAGAAGTTAAAGAGCAATACACCGCAGAGGAACTTCATTTATATAAAAGTTTATGGAGCGATCCTAAAGTTGATGTACGAGCTATGAAACGCAACGTTTCTGCTCAAGCTGATGCCGCTGCAACAAAAGTCTATTTGGATAGATTTTTGAAAAAGAATTCCATGCCCGATTTTTTCACAGAGTCTGGAGAATTATCCAGTGGACTCGTGTCTGATTCGAAACGTATATCAACTCAAAATTTTGAGGATATGGTCGGAGATGGCCAGAAAACTGTTGAAATGTCTTCTAGACCGCTACATAATGGTCAGTATACTTTATTACAAGCCAATGACTTTTTGAGCAGGCCTGTTGAGTTGGCAAGTTTTTCCATACCCTTGTCTTCTGATTTAGGAGTTGCATTTCCCATATGGGATTTGTTCACCCTTGAAGAAGCGGTAAGGGCAAAATTGAGAAATTATGCTTACTTGAGGGGTGATATCTGTGTAAGAATTACTGTTTCAGGGTCTCCCTTTCATTCTGGGAGATTGTTGGTTTCTTATCAGCCATGTGCTAATAGGAATGCCAATTTGACAGTATTGACTTCTAGTCCTAATTTTAGGAGTATGTTGTTAAATTATCTCTCTCAAGCACCCGAGTCAGGTATCATTGACGTGAAGGCAAATAAGCCTTTGATGCTCAGATGTCCTTATATTTCCACAAAACCTGCTTTCAGGTTGTGGAACGAAAGCTCGTCAGTGATAGCTGCCACCACTTCATTTGCTGATATTGAAGAAGCTGGTCGTTTATATTTATATACTATGAACCAGGTTAATGCTGTCAGTGATTCACCTTCAACTCCTTATGTGCAAATAGTTGCTTGGATGGAGAATGTCCAATTAGGATGTCCTACAGCCACACAGATTGACATTCAAACAGAATCTGGAGATATGGAGGACGATGAGTTTGAAGCAGGACCAGTGGAGAAGTTTTCTTCTGCTGCCGTCCAAGTTTCTGATGCTCTTAAGGTGGTGCCTTATATTGCACCATTTGCTACAGCCTCATCTTTTATCTTTAATGGTATGAAGACTTTTTCCTCCA